AAAGATGCGAAAGCGCGATAAAAAAAGTGTATAGCATTATTTCAATCCGAGTCCTAGACGGACAAGTATAAACACCCTAAAAAATGCGTCTAACAAAGGCAGAATTTGCCCGAAAATATAAATTGAACCTAGACACTGTTCGAAAACACGTACAGCGTAAAAAGCTAGTTGAAACAAACCGTTTGATTTATGAGGATTTAGATATTAATGAGCAGTATATTGAAAGGCGGCTATCTGAAATAGATGGTGTTTTAGATATTTCGGAAAGTGTCCAAGAGCGCGAGGTAAGCGATAAGGAAAAAGCGGTAGAGATTAAAAAAAATAAAAGCCTCGATACTTTACGAACTGAAAAGATAAAAGCTGAGATTGAGAAGTTGGAAATTGGCAACCAGAAAGCGAAAGGAGAATTAGTCCCTATTGAATTAATTATCCCGTTGTTTGTCCAGTATAGCAAGTCAATGATGACAGCTTACAAGAATGCAACTGAGAATGTTTTAGTAGAAATTGGGCATAGGAAAAGTTTAAGCCGAGAAGAAAAGGCAGATTTAAAAACTCAATTTGTTAGGATCATAAATTTAGCAACCGATGAAGGTGCTGAAGACACTCAAAGAAGTATTGGTAAAATAGTAATGGATTATTCTAATAAACGAGGGGTGGGAGAAAGTAAATAATACACAGATAAAGCCTTTTTTAATTGGCTTTGAGGTGTAGTTATTTATTGAAAAAATAAAAAATATGACTGGAGAGAAATACAGCGACGATAAGAATTTAAAAAGTACAGATTGCACAACAGTAGAAATACTTTCTGATTCTATTTTTTTGTTTTTTTATATAGTTAAGATTACGTTTAGCGATAATGAAAATACTAAATATAAATTAATGAGTTTTATTTCCTTAAATAATTGGATTGCAATCTGCAATAAAAATATTAATTAATAATGGATTACCTAAAACAACTCACAGAAATAATTGAATCAACCAAAGTTCATATTTCTACACTAAAACCATCTGAATGGTATGAGGCAAATATGGTTATGCCTTTAGGTTCAGCTTTTCCAGGGCCGTACAGATATTCGAAAACGCCATATCATAGAGGCATAATTGATTGCCTTTCTGAAGACCATCCAGCTCACACTATTGCAGTGATGAAGGGAGCACAAATTGGAGTAAGTGCGGGAGTTCTTACCGCCTCGGTTGGATATATTATTGCGGAGAATCCAGGTAATACTTTATTCTTAACTGGTCATGCTGAATTGTCAAAAGAAGCGGTTACAAAAATTGATCAAATGATTGATAATTGTGGTATTCGAAATTTGATTCGTCCGAGCGTAATGAGGAAGAAAAACCAAAAGACAGGCGATACAAATATGAGCAAAGAGTTTGCTGGTGGTTCTGTTGTTATGGGGTCATCAACAAATCACAATTTACTTAGACAGAGGGATATTCAATTTGCTATTGTTGATGATTTTGACGCGGCAAAGAAAAGTTCAAAAGAAGCAGGATCAACGACTACTTTAATTGAGCAACGGACAGCGGCGTATGCAACAAAACGAAAAGTTTTTTATGTGAGTACGCCACAGTTGAAAAACCAAAGTAATATTGAGCCAGTTTATTTATTGGGCGATCAAAGAAAATACCATACACCTTGCCCTTGTTGTTCTAGTTTAATTACTTGGGAATGGAACATAAACTCAAATTTAGACTCAAAGCAAAAAGCGGGCATTACTTGGAAAACTGATGAAAGCGGAAAATTGATTGAAGGTTCGGTAGGATATATTTGTCAGGAATGCGGGGAGTTATTCGACGACAAAGAAAAGACAGCGATGTTAAATTCTGGCCAATGGATAGCAACGGAAAAACCAAGTCAATCAGGATATTATTCTTTTCACATTAGCGCACTTTATGCTCCTACTGGAATGTTTGACTGGGCGCACTATGTTCGTCAATGGATAGAATGCCATCCTCCAAATCAAGAGCCAGACCGCGCTAAATTAAAAACGTTTACGAATGTAGTATTAGGCGAAACGTATGAAGAAGAAGCTGTAGAACTAAAAGCCTCTGAACTTCAAAAAAGACAAAGGGCTTATGAAATAGGTGTTATTCCTGAAAAGTTAAGCATTCGAGATGGTAATGGTAAAATTGTTTTATTGACTTTTGCGAGTGATTTAAACGGTAAAGAAGACGATGCGCGGTTTGATTATGAGGTTGTTGGTTGGTCAGAAAGTGGAAGTAGTTATTCAATTGAGCACGGTAGTATCGGTACTTTTATTCCACGGGAGGGAGACAAAAAAGCAGATAGAGAATATTGGACGTATAGACATGGGAGCAATAAGTCTATTTGGCCGAAAGTAAACGAGATTTTAAGCCGTGTATTTTTAACAGATACAGGTAGGCAAATGAAAATTTTGATCGGTGGAATTGATGCGGGTTACTTAGACAAGTATGTTTTCCCTTTTGTCGATAATACGAATCACATGATTTTTGCATTGAAGGGAGATATACAAGCGAAATATACTTTAAATACTAAGGATAGCAGGTTTTTTAAACAGTCAGCAAGCCACGGTAAAATGTACCTTCTTGAGTCGAATATTATTAAAGATGATTTAGCGGCTCGAATGGGTTTGAAGTGGAATCCAGAAATTCATGAAAGCCAAATGGCGGGGACGTTAAATTTTCCACAATCAAATAAAGGGCTTTACCAGTACAATAATTTTTTTAGTCATTTTGAGGCGGAAAAACGAGTGCCAGATTATGATGGAATTGGAGAGGTGCGCGGGTTTAAATGGGAGAAGAAAAACAGTATAGTCCAAAATCACTTGTTCGATTGCCATTGCTACAACATGGCTATTAAATCAATCTTTATAGATTTGTTTTGCAAGTCGGCTAAGATTAAAAATGGTGTTTGGCAAGATTACGTTGATGTTATTCTAAAGAAATAACGTGGAGCTAAATAATGCGCTCTTTGGCGTTTTATTTCAGCGGATGTTAGATTCTTTTAAATTAACTAAAAAAGAAATGTAACGTTAAATGTAAGATTTGTAAAATATACGGACTATGAAAAAACCATACTTAACACAGTTTGAAAGACAACTGATAACGATAGGAACATTAACAGGTGACTGCGCTATGTTAAGACTTAGATTTAAACAACTCGAAAAGGCTATCATTAAAAGTACACGATGTAGTGCATTTTATAAATTCTTACATAATGTTATTTAAAAAAACTGGTTATCAACCTCAATTAGTTTCCTTCCTTGAAAGTAGGTAATTGAATCACCTAGTTTTGCATTTTGATATTCTAAAACAAACTGATTTACCTGATCTTTATTCCATCGAACAGAAGCCGCTGCATTTCTGAATTTGTTTTGAATATCAATGCGAATCATTGAGAAGTGGTGCATCATTATTTGTTCGTGCGTAAAAACATAGTAAGAAGTGCAAGTGTTTAATTGAATTGCAGGATCAACGCGAACTGGATAGTCATTTCTAGGCTCAATTATAGTATTTGCGTGTAATTTGCAGATAAAAGGCATAAAATAATCTTCTATTGGGTCAACTCTCCACGTTACACGCTTGTAATAAGTGTACATAGCGGTAAATGTAACGTCTAAATTATTTGTTTTGCAGTGTTTTTTAGCCTTAATGAACTCCTTTTTATTGTAAAAATGATCAGTAGCTGAAAAGAAAAAGTGAGTCGACTTCAACGATTTAGCGTATTCAATCATTAAATTATGTTTGTTTCGCTCGTTTTGCTTAGTATTTAGCTTTAAATCAGGTGTAAATTCAACTAAAAAAACCTTTTTACCTTTAATGTTCTTTACAAAAGGCTCTATTTTTTCGCTTAATTCGCCTTTATTAGACAGTTTTTGCCAGCAAATAACCACAAAACCAACATTTTGGTAAATTTGTTCTATAGATTGGATTAATAATTCTTCACCATTCCAAACAGAATAAAGGGCGGCTAATTTCATTTTATTGATTTTGCTGGATTTCCGTAAACTATAGAGTTTGCTTCAGTGTTTTTTACCACAGCAGAGCCAAGCCCAATTAAAGTGTTTTCTCCTACCTCAATGCGATTCCTAACCGTAACGCCTAACTTTACTTTAGCTCCGTTGTTAATGGTTGCAAATCCTCCAATTATAACGCCCGTGCATATTTCGCAATTATCATTTATTACAACATTGTGCCCAATATGAGAATGAGCCATTATAATATTATCAGAACCAATTACTGTTTTATGTTCTTTTTTAAAAGGCCGCTGAATAGTCACCATTTCACTAATCACATTATTGTCTCCAATAACTACAAGTCCGCTAAACTCATTTTGTTTTTTTCCTCGTATTTCTCCGTTCGATCCAATTACAGAATAAGCACCTATAGTATTATTCTTACCCATTGTAACATTGGGATAAATTATTGCGGTGTCGTGGATTTGGTTTGAATTATCAAATCTTGAGTATTCGTTATAAATATCTTGTTGCATGATTTACCCATTGTTTATTGGTAAAATGAGGATTAGAAAAGCCCCTTTTTTTTCCGTGTTTAACTTTAATGTCTAATTCTGAAATGTCTTTTAAAATTCGTTTGTTATTTAGGTATTTGTCTGGTAAAGATAGCGCAAAATCTACAAAATCATTATCCAATAAAGGAAAGCGAGTTTCCATAGTGTGAAATCCCGCCATTCTATCTTCGACAACTAAAACAGCTTTTAAAAATAACCAATCATAGTCCTTGTGTGTAATATCGTGAGTTTTACCTAGCAAATCAGTTCTTTTGATTACCTCGTTTATTGGTTTGTTGTAACGGTGTGTAAATCCGTTAAAAACTTCATCACCTCCAGCGCCAGAATAAATAACCGTTGAAAATTTAGAGGCAAATTCAGTCAATGCAAAATTAGTGTAGCAACTACCCGCTTTTAAATCATCCAACGCGTTAAAAACTTTTTCAGAATACTCTTTTTCTAAATCATTATTACAAATAATTGTGTAGTGCTTGCTTTTTGAGTTTAGCTTTATATTTTCAATTTCGGATAAGTCGTTAAGGTAGTCAACGGAAAAGCAATATTTTGGATTTATATTTTTTGCGATTATTCCGCTGTCTATTCCACCGGATAAAAAAACGCAATCGTTTAATTCTGTTTTATTCCGGCTAATTGATAAATCAAAAAGCCTTTTTAATTCAATTTTTGCTGCAGTGTATGATATTTCTATTTTATCTGGTTTTGGAAAAGGCAAACAATCGACACGCGTAACGTTTTTGTAAATTGTGTTTTCAGTCATAACACCTAGAGAATAATTCCAATCTAACAAAGCATCGTTATCAATTTCAAGATTAACAACTGCTTTAATTCCTTTTAATTCGCTGCAAATAAATGTAGTGCCATTTTCAGTGTATTTGTATAGTTGTTTAATTCCGTAGCGGTCAGTAAAATAATGAATGCTCCCGTTGTGATAAATTACAGCAAAAAAACCGTTTAATTCGTTTAGTTTTTCTTCTCCAAATTGATCAATAAATTTAGTTAGTAATTCGGTGTCATTGCTTGCTGGTAAATTATATTTTTCCGATAATTCTACCCAGTTTGAAATGTAGCCATTTAGCCAAAGCATTATACCGTTACAAACAAAAGGTTGATTATATTGATTAGTTGTAATTGGTAGATGTGCGAATGTAACGGTTAAGTTATCGACGGTCGTAGTGCTTGATTTAATACCGCGATGTTGGATAGCATTACCCATTTTATTTGAATCTTTACGAGTCCCATTAATAACCGCAGCTATTCCGCACATAAGCAATAATTGAATTTGTTTGTTATTATTTCCGAATTAATAAATTGAGTATTCGGCCACAGCTCAAAAGGTGTCATATTTGTACTGGATTTAATATCCAAAGCAAATAATTTGGTTTTTTTGAGAGAAAAAACAGAAATATTAAGGGATGTTGTATCCAAAGTCATCTGCATAGAATTATCTAATACGCGGTTATCTTTATTTTTCCATGGATTCCAATTCCAAATATCCATCATTTTGGCATTAATTAATCTTGCCGCTCCTACAGTGTGGCCTTTTCTTCTTTCGTCTTTATATCCACCCCAATATGCCGCCTTTTTTGTAACAGTGTCGTAAAAGTAAAAATCCGATAAGCCAACAAAATCATAACCCTCTCTTACTCGTTTAATGTATTCCTTCAATAATTTCGGGGTGACAATATCATCAGAGCCAACGCAAAGAACATGAGTGCATTGTAATTTTTTAGCTTGCTGGGCGGTGGTATTCATTTTAGATGCTAATGGGTGGTTAGGCGTTTCAATGTAAAAATATCCGTATTTCTCAACCATTAAACGCGATTTATCACCCTCACTTCCTGCAATTATTGGGACTATTTGAAGCCCGTTAACTAATTTTAAAGCCTCGATACCTTTTGCGAACATTTCAAAAACTTCTGGACGCTGCCAAACTCCTGTAATTATTGCTAACTTTATTTTTCCAGTAAAAGGAACTAACGGATCTTTATTCAGCCCATTTTGGTAATCATCAAATGATTGAATTTGCTTAGTAATTAATAAGTGGTCAATTGTATTGGGAAGAAATGCAGCATCGGTTAGAATGTCGCCTTTATGGTAAATGATGCGCCTATAACCTTTCAATTCTTTAGCATTAACAATATATCTCATTTAAAGTAGTTTGTGTAAAATTTGAAGCTTTCCAAATCCATATTATTAGCAAGCAAATTTATACCGTTTTTGTTGATGTACCTATCCATTCTAGTTTTGTGGTTGCGTCCGCCACAAAGCCCTTCACCGTGTTTAATTCCTAAACAAATATGATTTTTAGGCTCAAAGGTTTTTTTATTTTGGATTGTTTGCCAAATATGAATATCAGTGTACACTTCATTATCATCACACCATTCAAATTTTAGATTTGGCTTAATAACGGTGGACATTGCCGAGCTTCTTAGTTTGTGATTCATTGTAAACCAAGCATTTATTCTTAAATGATAGTAAATGGTGTAATTAGTTCCGAAAATATCGGGGCGGTTGTTTAACTCCCAATTAGTAACCATTTCTTCTAGGTAATTGGGGGCGTACCAATCATCATTTTCAATGAGTGCTATTAAGTCAAACTTAATAGAGTGGTTGTTAATGAACTCATATCCTTTTCTATATCTTTTCGTTATGTCTGGTTTTTCGTCCGTTGGTTCAAAGTTGACAATATGAATTAATTCAGGTTTTAAAGTTTGATTTTCTAACATTCTTAAACAGTTCTTTAAGAACTCTGGTCGGTCATTTCTATCGGGAATAATTACGGCTACTTTCATTGTGCAAATTGCATAAACTAGGTTTAAAAGGTGCAAAATAATATAAAATTTGTCGTTCAAAGTAGTAATACTAAAACTTTTTTTCATGGCAACAAGTACCGCAGTAGGCACAGAGCGAGTTAGTAGAATAGTAGGTTATAAGCTGAAGAAAGGCGACTTTTCTACCAGTTCTCCAAATCTACCCCAGCGAATAGCAATTTTTGCAGAAGCAAATCACGCAAACCAAGGAACATTAGACACTGACGGTAAAGAGATCACTGATGCTCAAACAGCGGGAAGTCTTTACGGTTATGGTTCTCCGATTTACAACATAATGCGAATTTTACGACCTTTAAGCGGTGGTGGAATTGGCGGAATACCAACAATAGTATATGCACAAGCGGCAGCAGATGGCGCTGCATATAAAGTGTTAGAAGTAACGCCAACAGGTACAGCAACAGCAAACGGAACGCACTTTTTAAAAGTAGCTGGACGAGATTCTGTAGATGGTGAAGTTTATGCTTTGAATATTGCTAAAGGCGACACAACAGACGCAATCACACAGAAAATAGAAGACGCAGTTAATAATGTATTAGGTTCACCATTTATAGGGACAAGTACTGATTATGAAGCAACCTTAACGAGTAAATGGAAAGGCTTAACAGCTGAAGACTTAAGCGTAACAGTAGACGTTGGAGATAATGCACTTGGGTTAACTTATGCAGTTGCAAGCACTTCTACAGGAGCAGGTACACCAAGCGTAACAGCAGCATTAAATCAATTTGGAAACGAATGGGTAACAATTGTTGTTAATAGTTACGGTACTGTTTCAACGGTTATGGATGCTTTGGAATCTTTTAACGGTATTCCAAATCCAGACACCCCAACAGGAAGATATACAGGAATAGTAATGAAGCCTTTTATCGCCTTAACTGGTTCGGTTGCTGACAACCCAAGCACAATTACAGATGCAAGGTTAGACGATGTAACTATTGCTATTTGTCCAGCGCCATTGAGTAAAGGCTTGCCAATGGAAGCAGCAGCAAATGCAGCATTGTTATTTGGTAAAACAGCACAAAACACCCCTCAATCAGATATTGGCGGAGCAAGTTATTCGGATATGCCGACACCTATCAGCATCGGGTCAATGTCTAGTTATGATAGTCGAGATTCTTTTGTAAAAAAGGGATGCTCAACTGTTGATTTAGTTTCTGGAAGATACCAAGTTCAAGATTTTGTTACAACTTACCACCCAGTTGGGGAGGTAGTTCCTCAATATCGCTTTTGCAGAAATCTAATGCTAGATTTCAATGTGAGATATGGTTACTATTTACTTGAATTAATCAACGTGGTTGATCATGTAATTGCAGCTAATGACGACACTGTAAATGCTCAAAATGTTGTAAAGCCTAAACAATGGTTGCAGGTTGTAAAATCTTACGCAGCTGATTTAGGAGTTCGAGCGTTAGTAGCTGATGTTCCATTTATGCAAGATAGTATAACGGTAGCAATTAGCACAACTAACCCAGATAGGTTAGAGACATTTTTTAGATATAAAAGAACTGGTATTGCTCGAATAGCTTCTACGGATGCTGAGGCTGGTTTTAATTTTGGTACAAACGATTAAAAAATAAGACATGGCAGTTGGTGGAGACATTACAGAAATTACTTATAGTCACCCTACATTGGGAAGTGGGGTTATTTTCCCAAAAGCGGCTGAAGATTCAACATATGATTTAGGCGGTTTTCGCTCTGGAGACGATGTTAATATGGTTGATGGTGGTGGAAACATGATTACTCAATTAAGCCGCGCGCGATGGTCTTTTGAGGTACTTTGCACAGCTGACATGGTTACAGCTGAAACAATTGAAGCTATTACAGCAATGGCTGGAAGTACTGAATTGGCAGAGTGGACTTTTTCAAACATAAATGGAACTATTTATGCAGGAACAGGTCAACCAGTTGGAGATGTTCAAATGAATGGCAACGCTTCTAGTTTTACATTAAAAGTAGCAGGCGGAGGAAAATTAACGAAACAATAAAATAAACACACAATGAAAGTTGAAAAGGGAATAGCAACACAAGAGGTAAACGAGTGGTTAGAATTTAAACGAGTATCTGAAAAGAAAAAAGAGGCTAGAGCCGAAGAAATTGAAAGTATAATTTCGGAAGTTGAAGAAGGTAATTTGTCAGTAGATGATAAGTTTAATTTGAATTATAGTTTAAAATTTCCTATTGAAGATTCTGAGGGAAACGAAATGGATCAGATTTTGTCATTTAAAGCAAGGTTAAGATCAAACGAATTAGACCCATATTTAAAAGGTGTAAAGGGTGCTGATGTTGATGGTAGACTCAGGGCATATATTTGTGCTTTGACTGGCAAAAACAGTCAGATTATAAAGAAATTAGATACTGAAGATCATTCTATTTGCGCTTCAATTGCCCTTTTTTTCTTGTAGAGAATGCTTTTGAAGTTAGTGTAGATGTTGTTTTTAAAACACTGGTACGGGCGCGCAATTGGACGCCCGATGTGTTAAGTTCTTTGTATTTAGATGATTTAGATTATAAAGGAATAATATACTGGTATCAAGACGTTTTACACGAAATTGAGGCCAGTAAGGTAAAAAAATAATGGGCGTTACTTCAACAGTTTCAACAAAATTTACAGCGATAGATAAGTTTTCGGCTAAAGTATCGAAAATGTCAAGGGCTACACAGACTTTTGCAGCAAAGGCAGAAGTTGGAGTAGCAAGAGCAAATCGTGCGTTTAGAAGCATGACATCTCCTTTACGGTCACTTTCAAGGCAGTTAGGCCAGCTGGGCTTAGTTCTAGGAATCACAGCAGTAATATCAGTAATTGGAGGCGCTATTAATGTCTTTAAAGACTTTGAACAGGCAAATGCTAATCTATCGGCTGTTATGTCGTCGGCAACAGCTCCGCAATTAGCAACGTTACAAGCGGATGCCGAGAGATTAGGCGGAACAACGGCCAAAACAGCAACTGAAGTAGTTGGATTACAAGAAAGTTTTGCGCGTTTAGGCTTCCCAATGGCCGATATTATAAACATGACTGAAGCAACTATTTCTGGGTCAATTGCTATGCGTGGAGAATTAGCAGATACGGCTGAGTTGGTTGGAGCTGTTGTTAAAACTTTTGACACATTTGGGTCAATTGATGCTCCAAATATTATTGATAAAATGACTTTAGCGACTCAAAAAAGTGCTTTAAACTTTGAGAAGTTGCAAAAAGCTTTACCGATAGTCGGTGGAGCTGCTAATGCAGCTGGGATTTCATTTGAATCAACTGTAGGATTACTTGGAAAGTTATCAGATGCGGGAATAGATGCAAGTAGTTCGGCTACAGCCTTAAGAAATATATTTATTGATAGTAAGGCTAAAGGGCATGGATATGAACAAATTTTAGAAAACATACAAAAAAACCAAGATAAACTAACGGCCTCAAACGATGCTTTTGGCAAGAAAACAGCAGTAAGCGCTTCTATTCTGGCGAATAAATTGCAAGAAGCAAAAAAACTAACAAAAGACCTTAGTAATGAGACATTATTTATGGGAGCTGCTCAAAAAGCAGCAGAGAAACAACAAGCGACTTTAGGCGGTGCGCTTACCCTTTTGAGTAGTGGTTATGATGGTTTTATTTTATCATTGGAAAACGGAAACGGTGCTTTTTCAACAACATTAAAAAATATTACACAAGTAGCAACAGATATGCTTTCGATGGCTTCTGGTACGGATGTGGCATCAAAAGCAACAACGGAACATGAAAAGAAGGTGGCTAAATATGCAGAAATAGCATTGACATTATCTAAAATAATCTTGCTTATTGTGGGTGGAATGATAGCGTTTAAAATAATACTACTAGTAACTTCAGTATTGATGGCAGCATACAATATAGGCTTAGGAATAATGGGGGCGTTAAGCGGCACTGCTTCGATTGCAATTGGAGGAAATGCCATCGCGCTTGGAGCCTATAAAATAGCTTTAGGCATTTCAACAGCTGCACAATGGTTGTTTAATGCAGCAATGTCGGCTAATCCTATTGTATTAACGATTATTGCAATATTGGCTTTAATTGCAATAATTGCAATAGTTGTTACTTATTGGGATGATTGGGGCGCGGCCGTGTCATTTATGTTAGGGCCGATTGGATTAGTAATTTCAATTATTCAATCACTTAGAAGAAATTGGGATATGATTGGAGATGCCTTTACAAATGGTGGCTTTTTATCAGGCATTTTAGCGATAGGAAAAGCACTACTTGACGCGGTATTAATGCCAATCCAGCAGATTTTAGAAATAGCTTCAAAGATTCCAGGAAGTATGGGTGAGTTTGCAGCAGCGGGAGCAGAACAAATAAATACTTTTAGATATGAAATGGGAGTTAATACTGGTACGGTAGCCGATCCCAAAGGCGCTGAACGTGACGCGTTAACTCAAACTATTAATAAAAGTAATTCAACAAGAAATGAACTATTAATAAAAGACCAAACAGGGAGGGCCGAACTGTCTGGAGATGCCGAAAATAATATAGGTATATTTTTACCTTCAAACATGGGCTTTCAATCATAAGTTATGGATTTAACGATTTACGAAACAGGAGGGGGTGGGGATTTAGTTTTACAAGGCAATAACTTGGAAACCACTAATTCACTGTTTAATATGCCTTATTTAGGTCTATTTGGAGGAAATGTAGAAGCTTCAACACCTACAGCAAGGCCAGCTAATGAGCAGGCTTTTGATTATTGGGGTAATGCCTTATTAATGCCTAATAACATTGATATTCAATACAACTCAATAACCGAAAAAACTTTAAATGAAACGAGCTTAAATAGTGCAGGAAGGATTAAAATAGAACAAGCAGTAAGAAAAGATTTAGCTTTTATGTCTGATTTTGCAGATATTACTGTAGCCGTATCAATTACGGGAATAGATAAGTTGAAAATATTAATAAACGTACAGGAGCCAACCAACAACCAAAACAGAGACTTTGTTTATATTTGGGACGCGACAAAAGGAGAAATTATTGATCAGCAATTAGCTGGAATGGATTTTAATTCTACTCGCTGGCTTTTAGATACAGGAGTTTGGAATGATAATTCAATTTGGGTAGATACTAATTTTTGGATAGATTAAAATGGCAACAATAGAAAACGGGGAATCAGCCCTTTCAGTAAGAAGTAAATTAAATGTAAATTTAGCTGCACAAGAAGCAAACACAACTAAATTGGCAGACATTGAAGCGGATGCCGAGGTTAACCCCACGAATGCGGAAACAAAAACAGCTTATGAAGCTAACGCTAACACAAATGCATTTACCGATGCAGATAGTGATAGATTAGATTTAGCTGATATATCTATAGGAAGGGCATACATGGTGACTATTGATGTATCTAGTAGCATATCGGTTACAGGAGGATATAATACATTTATAGGCACTATGGTTTGGACGGACAGCGGTACGGGGGAATATACTCTGACAAGTGGAAGTAGTGAGTTTTCGTTATCCAATACAATGGTATGTTTAGTTGGTAATTCAAATGCAACTTTTGGAATTACAATTGGAACATCTGCAATTGTTTTGACTGCTTATAATTCTTCAGGAGTTGCAGCGGCCAATTTATTTACAGCTCTTAAAATAGAGGTAAAAAATTATAATTCATGATAACTATACCGACATTAAAAGAGATATACGATGATGCAATTAGTTCTTTAGAGACTAATTTAGGAATCAATATTCCTACTTTTGGAAAAAATATATTTAGACCATTGGCGGCCGTTCAAGCTGCAAAATTAAAGCTCTATTATTTACTACTTGCAAAAGTTCAAAAGAATATTTTTGTTGATACGGCTGACCCCGTAGCTCAAGGCGGTACATTGGAGAGGTTCGGAGAGGTAAAGCTAGGAAGGCCACCAAACCCAGCAGTAGCAGGTCAATACACTTCAACGGTAACAGGTACAGTTTCCGCTGTAATTCCAGCACAAACAACTTTTAAAAGTGATGATACAAGTAGCGCACCAGGATATTTATATATTTTGGATATTGCCTATACAATGACATCAACAAGCGAATCAATAACACTTCGAGCTTTAACAGCTGGGGCTGTTTCAAAACTTTCAATTAGTGACACCTTAACAGCCACTGCACCGATTTCAAATGTGGATAGTTTTGCAACTGTTACCGCTGTTTTTGTGGAATCTTTAGAGAGCGAAGGAATCGAAGTTTATAGACAGCGAATCATTGAAGCATATCGAGCAGAACCTCAAGGAGGCGCTGCGGTTGATTATAGGCTTTGGGCAAGCGATGCACAAGGTGTAAAAAATTCTTATCCATACGCAAAAGCAGGGCAAGATGGTATAATTGATTTGTACGTTGAGGCAACCACTACAGATAGTTCAGATGGCAAGGGAACGCCAACATCTGGAATATTAACAGCGGTTGAAGATGTTGTGGAATTAGACCCAGACACCACTTTGCCAATGAATGAACGAGGGAGGAAACCATTAGGAGTTTATCAAGTTAACTATTTACCGATTTCAATAATTGACATTACTATTCAAATTACAGGCGGGAGTTATACAACCGATCAAGAAACATCTATAAAAAGTGCTTTAGTTGAGGCAGTTAATTTAGTTCGTCCATTTATTACAGGTGCTGATGTGGTTGCAGATAAAAACAATATTTTAGATAATAATAAAACTGTTTTTGTAATCCAAAGCACTGTGCCAAGCGTTGCATTTACAGGTATATCAATAACATTTAATTCTGTAAGTTTAACCACTTACTTATTTAATAACGGTGAAATACCTAATTTAGCATCTGCTAATATTACTTATGCTTAGTAAAATTCAACGTCTCACAAAGTCTTTATTTCCTACAGGAAGGGTTTGGCGAATTGTTCCGGGTGGAATATTTGACAAAATACTTTCTTCATTTAGCTCAATTGAATCTACAGCGTTAGATGGGGCGATGAATGTTTTGGATGTTATATTACCAGACAACGATAATTTTACCGCGCAAGATGCTACAGATTGGGAGGTTAGATTGGGATTGATTACTAATTTAAGTTTAAGCTTGGAGGATAGAAAACAGGCTATAATCAGGAAAATGAATCATCCCGGAACAATAAAAGCGCGTCAAAATTACAGGTTTTTAGAACGAGAATTAAGGAATGCAAATTTTGATGTTTATGTTTATGAAAATATATTTTCAGATGGTTCTGGCGGATTAGAAACAAGAACACCTGAAGCTGTTATAGGCTCGAATACAGGATCAACCGAAGCGCAGTTAGGAATGAATCAATTGGGAGAAGCCCAATTAGGTACTGCATACCTAAATAAAGCTGTTTGGTCACTCGATAGAAAAGATCAATATTTTGATGCAGGAACACTATTGAGAAGAACTTTTTTTATTGGTGGTAATCCTTTGGGCACATTTGCAAATGTTGACGCAACAAGAGAAATTGAGTTTAGAGAATTAATTATGAAGGTTAAACCAGCGCAAACAGTTGGCTGGTTGTTAGTAAATTATATATAATGGCTAGAGATATATTAGATTTAGATAACGTTGAATTAGCTGATACTGATTACCCTTACGGAAGGGTAAAGGATATTAGCGCAGCGGGTGCAGGCGATGGAACACCTGTAAATGAGGCAATGACAGGCGATGTTTTGCAGTTCTTCAATAAATTAATGGCAGAAGGAGGCGTTACCGCTAATGGTCTTCCAGATAACAATTATTCAGGATTTCAATTTTTCGAGGCGTTGGAAGGTTTAATTCCAGAAATTAAATATAGGGGTGTTGTTGAATATTCCGATGGGAATAATTTACCATTAACTGTTATTAGTGGAACTAATAATGTAGCATCGTTTACAAAAGCAAACATTCAAATTAATATAACTTCTAATGCTTTTGCTGACAATATTGTTAGTTTTGGGAGTGATATGCCTATAGGCACTAGAATTAAAATACTAACAAATAACGGGGTAAACCCAGTTAATTACTTAATAAACTCAACGACATTGGGAGGCTTTCCGCCACTAAGAAAAAACAATGTAACAGCAAATAATACAGGATTTTCAACTGCTCCATACCAAACATTCACAGCGACTCGAATGAATGATTGTTGGGCAATAGAAGACGACACATGATTTTAAACGTTGACACACATAACACGGTTAGGATGACTAACAAATTGGAGAAGCTGCATCGTTCAGCTTTTCCCGTGGCAGTGCGTCAAACATTAAATAAAGCGGCGTTTAATACAAAGAAAAAAAACCTGCTATCAGTAACCAATAAAACTTTCACGAATAGAACAAAGAGTTTTTTTAAGGCTAATAGTAGGGTTTTCATGGCAAAGGGCTTTAACGTACGTTCAATGGTTTCTGAAGTTGGAATGGTTGAAGGAAGGTTAAAAGGGTCGAATAATTACGCGGTTAAAGATTTAGCCCAACAAGAAAGAGGGGGAAGTATTAAAGGACGTTCTTTTATTCCTATTTCAGTTGGTGCTAGAATTGGAAAATCTTACGGTAAAAATGTAAGAAAAGCACAACGGATAAGCACTGTTAATAATCTTGTAAAGGCTAAAAAAGCAAACGGAAAAACAAAAGGACAAAGATTTATTCAATCGGCTGAAAAAGCTGGAATAGGTGGGCGATTGTTAACAGAAAAAACAAGAGGTAAACAGTTTATTTTTGAAATCCGAGGAATTAAAAATTCTGGTAAAAACAGAATAAAGGCCGTTCCAATTTATTCTTATATTAAAGGGCGTTCTGTAAAAGTACAGCCTACTAAATTTATGGAGCGTTCAGGTGATATTTCAGGGCGGCAAATGGATAAGTTCTACCAACAAGAAGGACAGAAACAAATTAATAGATTAATGGCTAGATGAGTTGGTTGGATAGGATAGATAGCGGTATAAGTATAACGACTGGAGATAGTAAGGTTTTCACCCCCTTATGGAAACCAACAAGTAAAAATTTAGATTTTAATATTTCGGAATTTAACTTTCAAAATGTTGCTGGAACATTAGTTAATCGAGGCGAGCCAAAAGGCAGAAAATTTCCAATTGAAATATATTTTATCGGTGATGATAATATTGAAAAGTCGCTCGAATTTGAAGAAAGCTCAAAAGACAAAAGGGCGTGGGTAATTTCGCATCCTTATTATGATGATATTCTTGTTCATCCAGTATCATTAAATTTCGATAATAACAAATACAATTCAACCAAAATAACAGGGGTTGTTCTTGAAACTTTGAGCGATATTTATCCAAAAAGCACATTAAACCAAGTAGACACAATAGCACTTTTAAAAATAGAGTGCGATGAAGATATGGCGCAGGATTTCGCGACCACTATACCAGCTCCAAAAGCAGCTACAGTTGCAAGCATGGATGAAGTAACGAATGATCAATATAACGCATCGAAATTAATAATAGTTGATACCACAGATGCAGAAGATTTTAGAGGCGCATTAAGCGAGGCAAGTAGTGCAATTGATGTGGCTACTGTTGCTCCATTAATGGCAATGAAAAAAATGCAATCAGTTTTAAGCTATCCAAGCCAATTTAAACTAAAAGCGCAAAACAGAATAAACCAATTAGAAAGTAATTACACAAGATTAAGAGGATCAATAGCCAGCTTTACAGATAGGTCATCAAAGTTTTTATTTGAAGGTCAAGGAGGCACAATAATAAGCGCAATGTCTTTTGCTGCATCAACACCTGAAGAAGGTGATTTTACTAATCGTGCAGATGTGATTTTAGTTATTGAACAAATAACAAGTACTTATAATCAATATTTAATTGATTTAGACTCTTTGCAGACAAATAACAACGGGAACGAGGAAAGTTATATTCCAAATGCAGCAGGAATAGAAGCACTAGCAAGAATTTATAATTACACTTTGGCGAATTTACTCCAAATTGCAATAAGCGGAAAGCAAGAACGCTCGTTAATATTGTCAAGTTACTCAAATGCTATAATTTTGACACATAGATTTTACGGCCTTGAAGAAACAGATCAGAATTTAGAAAATTTTATCAATCAAAACCAAATTGGTATTAATGAAATGCTTGAGATTAAAACAGGAAGAAAAGTAATATATTACGTGTGATTTTAAAGATAAACGATAGAATAAGAAATACGCAAGTTAAGTTCTTTAATTCGCTTGATGTTACTTTGGCTTACGATAGTGTAGCCTCTGTATTTTCGTTTGATTTTTATTTTGATCCAGAAGATCAGAAGTTAATTGATTTAGCTTGTATAGGACATTATCACTTAGTAACAATTGAAGATGAGGGTGACTTACTTTTAACAGGTGTTATTTTAAACGAAAGTTTTTCTTCGAGTGCTACTCGTAAAATGGTTAAAATTACGGGCTACTCATCAACGGGTGTTTTGGAAGATTGCCAGATACCAACTAGCCTATATCCACTTCAAAATGATAAATTAACATTAGCCGAAATAACATCAAAACTTTTAAAGCCATTTGAATTGTCTTACACCGTAGATTCGAGTGTTTCAAGTTTAGTAAATAGCACCTATGACACAACTACGGCAAACGAAAGCCAATCAATCAGAAGTTATTTAAGCGATTTAGCAAGTCAGAAAAACATAATACTCACCCATACAACGGAGGGAAAATTACTCTACACTAGAGCAACCACGAATAAAAAACCAATTTTAGAATTAGATGAGTCTGGTGCAGATATTTCAATGAATTTAACCTTCAACGGTCAGGGAATGCACAGCGATATTACTGTCATGAAACAAGCCAGTGCTGAAGGTGGTAACGCTGGAGAATCAACTGTTAAAAATCCTTTTGTCCCCTATGTTTATAGACCAATGGTTAAGGTGCAAAACAGCGGGAACGATAACGACACAGAGCTTGCAGCAAAAAACATATTAGCCAAAGAATTAAAAAACTTAAAGCTAACTATTACTTTAAATAGTTGGAGAGTAAATGGAAAAATAATTACACCCAATAACATTGTTTCAGTTAAAAACAAAGAAATATACATTTTTACCAAAACTCGTTTTTTTATTGAAAGCGTCCAATTAAAAGGAACAACAGAAGCGCAAACAGCGGTTTTAAATTGCTATCTTCCATCAGTGTACGATGGTTCAACGCCAAAGTATATCTTTGATCATATTAACTTACATTAATGAACATTACTAAAGTCATATCTACCAGCATAAAAGAAGGCGTTCGATTTATTAAATTATTGAGATTTGGAAAGTCAGACGTGCAAGAATGTAGAGAAATTGCACCTTTTGGAATTGACAGCAATAGCCCGAAAGATATGATTGCTATATACTCACCAACTCAAGAAAAGGGAAAATCAATTGTAATTGGGTATATTAATAAAAACCAATTAGCGGATATTGGAGAACTACGGATGTATTCCACAGATTCAAATCAAGTAGAAAAATTCTTTTTGCATTTAAAAAATGACGGCACAGCCGAATTTGGCGGTAATTCAGATTTTATGGTTAGATACAATGCTTTGGAAACGGGCTTTAATTTGCTAAAAACAGAACTCAACGCAGCGGTTACAATATTCAATTCACACGTGCACCCATATACTGGGTTGGTGGTTGGTACTTCAGGAAATACAGCGCCAACGGTAACACCTGGCATTCCAGCAGTAGCAACAATTACAGCAGCAAAAATTACAGAAATAAAAACCTTATAAAATGGCTGAATACGATAGAGCATCATTATACATAATGTCACGCACAACTTTAGCGGCTAAAATAGTTGCTATTGATGCCATTATTTCAGCTTTAGAATTAAAGGCGTTAGATGCGGCTGCAAATGAAGATATTACAGAGTATTGGCTTGACGATGGGCAGACTAAAATAAAAGAATTATACAGAGGCACGGCTGGAATTGCTGCTTCAATTTTAGCTTTTGACCAGTTAAAACAAAGGTACGTTAACAAGTACAATGGAAGAGCAAGAAGATTAGTGCCATCAAAAAACATCCCAAATAGAAGATAATGAGTATACTAGATAATTGGAAAGAGTGGACCGGGGTTACTTCAAAAAAAGAAGAAATCAAAGAAGAGCTTAGAGCGGAAATTAAAGCTGAAGTTCAAAACGTTTCCAGCGGATTTGGATATACCGGCGGATGGACATTTAGCTTTGACGGTGAAAAGAATCTAGGCGAAATGGGGGAGCCTAAGCACTATGTTTTGGAACATCAAAGGCTCAGAACTAGATCATGGCAATCGTACCTAGAGAATGAAATAACTCAAACTATTATAGGGAGATTTACCACTTGGGTAATTGGAGCGGGGTTAAAATTGCAAGCAGAACCAAATGTGAAATTTTTAAAGCAGGAAAAAATAAACCTAGATTTTAATAATTTTTCCGAGTCAATTGAAGAGCGGTGGAAAGTTTACGCAAATAGTAAAATTGGAGATTATCGAGGCCAAAGCACGCTAAATAAAGTAATGAATACTGCATTTAAAAACGCATTGTTAGGTGGTGATGTTTTGGTTGTTTTGCGTTATGTAAATAAAAACCTGACAGTTGAATTAATTGATGGGGCATATTTAGGCACTCCACGACAACACAAAGGGAAAAACAAAATAATTAACGGAGTTGAAATTGATAAAACTGGCAACCATATTGCCTATCATATTAAAACTAAAAGTTTTGAAACCGAAAGAATAGTTGCATACGGTGCAAAATCTAAACGTAGAATGGCCTATTTAATATACGGTCAAGAATACCGTATGGATGATTTTAGAGGCATTCCAATTATATCTACAGTATTAGAAACATTATCCAAATTAGATAGGTATAAAGAGGCAATGGTTAGCGGTGCAGAATCACGAGCTAAAATAGCCTATTCAATTGAACACGGCGTTACAAGTACAGGTGAAGATCCTTTTGCAGATAGAATTGCCACGGCTTTTAATCCAACTTCAAAAGATGATTTACCTATAACAATAGATGGAAAGGAATTGGCAGACCAGACAACTGTTAGCGTTGGAAATACTGCGGTAAATATGCCAAATGACTCAAAGCTAATAATGCACGATTCAAAACAAGAATTAACATTCGAAGAATTTTACAAAGTTAATTTCGATTTAGTTTGTGCAGCTATTCAAATCCCGCCAAACGTTGCGAAATCTAAATATGATGATAATTTCTCAGCAAGTAGAGCGGCGTTAAAAGATTGGGAGCACACGCTGAATGTTGAGCGTAAAAAGTTTTCCGATCAATTTATTCAGCCTATTTATGATCTGTTTTTAGAGATTCAAATATTGACAAATAAAATACAAGCACAAGGATATTTAACAGCGTTGCAGAATAAGGATGAAATGATTTTAAGCGCATACCGTCAAAGTAGATTTGTAGGAGCAACAGTGCCACATATTGACCCGCTGAAAGAGGTAAATGCTGAGCGAGCTAAATTAGGAGCTCTAGGTGGTAATATACCATTAACAACTGTGGAACGCGCTACTGAAGCTTTAAATTCTGGAGATAGTAATTCTAATATGCAAAAATTTGCTGAGGAATTTACAGAATCTAAAACTTTAAAATTGGTTGATGAGCCAGTAGCACCAATTACAGTAAAAGAATAGATTGGAGGTTGGATAAAAAAAGCCCTTCTAATTAATTTTAGAAGGGCTTTTTTGTTCGGACGTTGTAAACAATTAAAAATACTACTTAGGTTGTCTAAATTTAAGCCTTACCCTTTCATTATTCCTATATGTTAATGATGTTAATTCCCATCCGTTGCGTATTTCTGCATTTATGATGCTTAACATACTAATATGCACATAATCAATTTCTTTCCTTTTGTATTTCATTTCCGTATTTTTAAAAGATTTACAACAATGTTTAAAATGCATTAAAACGCCATTTTACATTAGGCGTTAGCAACAATAAAAAAGTGCATAACACGTAATAAAATAAATAAGGTGGGCGGCACAACGCAGACTTTCAACTGTAAGCCTATTTTAATTGTGTTTAAAGTTGCAACTCTCACCTAAACCCACCTTACTACTTATATTACCATTAGTTAATACAGTACTAACCTATTCCAATTATTATTTACCTTTAAGAAGTAAACGCCGCTGTCAAATTCCGAAAGGTTTATTTCTGTTTTCCCTTTGATAATAATTTCAATCAAAACATTTCCGCTTAAATCAATCAATGAAATATTAGCTGTTGAATAATCCAACGTTAAAAAATTATTCACTGGATTAGGAAAAAAAGAACCAACTACTTTATTTTCATTAATTGAGTTTGGCCTATCAATTGGCTTTACAATTTCGGTAGTATCTTCTGGCATTTTAAAACCACCAACAAACCAAAAATTTGATCTAAGTAATTTATTAAGACTTTCACATTTATCATCAAAACCGATAGAGGTAACATTTAATAAACTATCGTTGAATTTAAAATTCAAGGTATTCCGCACAAATGGCGTTGAGTCTTTGCAGCCGTGGCTACTTGTTTCTAAGCTCATAATTGTATCAAAGCCATTCCATGTGATAGAGTGATGGCCTCTATATACTAATTCGGAATCATTGCTAATTGTTACTGTATCGGCTTTGAAAATCATCGTGTAATTAATGGCGGTGTCTGTTTTATTCGCTCCATACCATTTTAAAGTTTTCAGGTTTATTTGTCCAAATCCTAAAATTGGCATTAAAAGTAAAAGTGTAATTGTTTTCATTGTTCGTTGTTTTTAGTTATTAAGTCTTTGTGCTTTTCTTCTATTCGTCGTAAAATTATCTTTGTCACGTTGCCCAATGTTTTATCGGTATTAAAAGACATTACTCTTATGTTTTCGTGAAGTAATTCAGACACTTCAATTAGAATTGAATCAGGCTTTCTTTTCATAATCGGTAGTTACTCTTTTGTCAAATTCTTTAATCACATTTTTGCCCTCAACTTTTACAAGTGAATTTAATCCAACCTCCAGAGTATTGGTTATTGTTTCTAGGTTTTTGATTAGTTGGGGAGATAATCCGCTAACTAAAATTTGTTTCCTTTTCTTACTATTCATTCATTGTGCAATTTGCATAAAAGCCAAATATATAAATATTAAATGTATAAAATTTGTTGCTAATGAGTGAAATTTACCTATACACAGATTTTTACAGATTTACAGCTGAAGAATTTGCGCGTAATTTAGATAAAACTAAAGGCGAGGCAACGGTTGTTAGGTTGTATTCTAGCGGTGGAAATCCACAAGCAGGATATACAATGTTAGCTAAAATGGCTGAACATGGTAAAGTAACTTTAAAAGTTGATGGCTACGCAGATAGTATGGCGGCTTTTATGTTGTGTTATGCTAACGGTAGCGAATGTTTAGACATATCTACTTTTACTTTTCATCGCGCAGCCTATCCTGAATATGTTGAAACAGATGCAGCAATGTTAACAGAACTTGCAAACATTAACGCTTTTTTACGTAAAGGTTTTGAAAACAAAATAGACGTTGAGAAGTTTGAAGAATCAACAGGAACATCAGTTGATCAAATGTTTTCAATGGATGGCCGTATAGATGTCACTTTGTCGGCTGAACAAGCAAAAGAAGTCGGGCTAATTGAAAGAATTAATCCTGTAACCGATGTAATGCTTCAAGCAATTAGCAAAAACCAAGCAATTGAAGCGTCAACACTTGCCAAAAGAGTTGAAATAAAAGCTGAAGCTCCAAAAGCTAAAGCACCCGAAACAGAAAAAAAGCAAATCATTAGTAAATTAAATAAGATGGATATTAATAAACTACGCTCTGAAAATTTAGAGTTGTTTAACGAAGTCGTTGCATTAGGAGTAACGCAAGAGCGCGATAGAGTTGGCTCTTTCATGGCGTTTGCTGACGTTGATATTGAAGCAGTGACAAAAGGCATTGTAGAAGGTGGAGAACTAAGCAGAACGTCAATGGCTGAGTTCACACGAAAAGCAATGAGTGCGGAAACGGTTAAGAAAATCGAAGATGACGCTGCCCCAGAAATCGTGAAGGACGAAATCAAAGCTGAAGACGAAGGAAAAGATAAAATCGAAGCCTTTTTAGCTGAGTCAAGAAAAACTTATTTAAAAACTGAAAAATAATGAGTACAGTAACAACACCTTTGAATAACTCAAATTCGCAGTTTAACAACTACGATATAACCAAAATCTTTGTTTTAAGTAACCGCTACGATTCGGCTAACTTTACAAATGATACCTATGAATCAATTACCCTTACAATGGGGTCAGTTGTAGGTCGAGTTAATTCTACAGACGAAATAGCGCTTTTAACTTCTGGAGCTTCTGATGGTTCTCAATTTCCAATTGGAATATTAGCAGAAACAATTACAGTGTTAGCGGGCGTAACAGCATCTCTTTCTTTTTGTGTTGATGGCGACGTAGCAACTTCACAGCTTTTATTCCAAGGCTCTGATGTTTTAACTACCGTTATTGATGGAAAAACGTTAAGAGATAGAATTGGTAGCGATACCGTAGGAGTTAATTTGGTTGGCGGTACTGAGCTAACAGCATTTGATAATCAATAAAAAGAAAAAAAATGAGTAACATTAGCAGTCAAGATGCGCGTAACCTTATGACTAAGGAGCTTGCATCTGTTTACAAAGAGAAGAACACGCCCACAGCCTTTTTAAGGTCATTTTTTCCATCAGTGGAAAAAGGGTCTAAAGAAATTTCAATAGAAGTTGAAAGAGGCAAAGAATTAGTTGCTGTTGACGTTGTGCGAGGCACAGAAGGAAACAGAAACACATGGAGTAGAACAATGGAGAAAATCTTTGTTCCGCCTTATTTCCGTGAATATTTTGATGCAACTGATTTAGATGCATATGATAAAATGTTTGGTCAGGGTGAAATTAGTTATAATAATTTCGGGTCATTTATTAATTCAGCATCTGAAAAACTAGTTCAGTTAACTGAGAAAATTGAAAGATCTTACGAGTTACAATGTGCTCAGGTTTTTGAGACAGGAATTGTCACAATTAACAAGGGTACAAACATTGACTTTAAGAGAAAAGCAGCTTCTTTAGTTGATTTGTCTGGAACTCCTTGGACAGCGGCAAACGATCCTTTTGCTCAAATAGAAGCAGGATGTGCATTTTTAAGAACAAAAGGAAAAATGCAGGGCAACATGGTCAATATGTTACTTGGTTCAGAGGCTATTACAGCTTTGTTTAATAATGCTGATTTTAAAGAGCAGGCAAACAGCCGAAGAATGGATCATGTAAGCATTAGAATGCCTCAAAAAGAGTCAGTTGGTGCAACTTCACACGGTGTTATTTCTTGCGGAGATTATTTAGTCGCTATTTGGTCTTATCCTGAATATTACGATACTGAATCATCAGCAAACAATTCTTATTTAAACACTAAGAAAATGGTTTTGATGCCAGAAAAAACTAAGTTCCAGTTAACATTTGCGGCAGTGCCTCAATTGATTGATGGCGGTGGTGTAAACACAACTGCAGGAGCTTACAGATTTGGAGATTATAGAGATATGAGAAATCATACACATATCTTTGATGTAAGATCAGCGGGGATAGCTATTCCAGTTGCAGTAGATCAAATTTATACAGCTCAAGTAGTAGCATAATTTAATAAGGGGGTTTATTAATTAAACCCCCTTTTTTTTAAAACACACAAAATGGATTATCTAGTAAAAGCGTTAAGTCTTGGTGGTTTGGGAAATAAGATTTTCAAAAGCGGAGATATAGTTTCGGATGTTAATTTTCCACCTGGAAATATTGGGAATTTAATTGAAGGTAATTTTTTAGAGCCTCTTGAATCGATTGAGGTTACAAGTGAATTTGAAAAACTGGTAACAGAAATCTCACAAGAACCAGAAACACTTGAATATTCAGATATTACAACAAAAGAATTAAAAGTTATTTTAGATTTGGAAGGTTCAAAACTTTCAAAAAAAGAACTTTACAAGATATATAAGGAACTCGATTAGCATTTTCCTTTTTGCTGGTTGTGTGTTGGGATGGGGCTGGTGGAAATTAGCCCTTTTCTTTTAGTAAAAAAATATGAGTACATTAGATAGAGCAAAAACAAGCATTCAAAGGATAACAAGCAACTCTAATGGGTTTGCTCGTTCTATGGTTTTTACAGCTCCAGATACAAGTACCGTTACTGTTAAGGGATTACACACAAAACATTATTTAGGAATAGACGAAGAGGGGGCGGCGGTAAACTCAAAAACAGCTTATGTTTCAGTGAGTGAACAGCTTTTTATTGATGCAGGTTTTTCAATAAGAGATGCGGAGGGTGAGGTTAATTTAGACGCGTACAAAGTGGCCGTTGCCGATTCAACAGGATCAACATTTAATTACAGAATTGCCCAATATTTTCCAGATGAAACTATTGGATTAATCGTTTGTTTTTTACAAGATTATGCCGATTAACGGAATTATACCAGCACAGAATTTTAAAGTCGTTCGCGATAAAATCGGAGCTATTATAGCACTTGAATTTGCTAATCAATATACTTTAACAAGTGACCCTGATTATCATTTGAGTACAAGTATAGGAAGGTCAACACCTATTGACCATTCAGAGATGCCTTTTATCAATATCCTAACAGGCGCAATGAGTTTGGATAGTCAAGATTTGGGAGCCAGCGACAATACCGTGACCTTTTATGTTGATTTTTACGCAAAAGCAAAAGCAACCAGTGATAATCTTGCAGACATTAACGCTGAGACTATACTGTTAAAATTAATTGGAACAGGAAGAGCTATTTTAGAAAATCCAATTTACAAAACTTTAGATTTTGCTGCCGGAACGATAATGAATAGGCACGTCACTAATATTGATGTGCGAGATCCGCAAAACTTAAAAGATTCTGTAGTAACCATGAGCGGCAGATTAACTTTCGTGGTTAGAATGATTGAAACAACTCAATTATTAGATGGTGATTTGATTACTCAATATCGAACACAAGTAAAAATGAGTGATACAGATTTTGGTTATGAATGGCAGAATTACACGCAAACGAATAACATAAATGCACTAAATGGAGATAATTTGGTTTCATTTAGTGATGATAATTTGAAAACATTTAACGAATAAAAATGGCTGATAAGAATATAAGCGAATTTGTAGAAAATTCAACACGAGCAGACGCTCAAATTATATATATCGGAGTGCCTTCAGGAGCTACTTTTACCGATGCATTTATGACAATGGGCAACGCAATTGATGGACTTCAAGTAACATCAGAAAAAGCCGCTGCAAATGGATATGCTTCACTCGGTGCGGATTCAAAGATACCAGTTGCACAACTTCCAGCGATTTCAATAGTTGATTATTTAGGAGTGGCCGCTAATCAGTCTGCAATGTTATTGCTAACAGGTGAAAAAGGTGATTTTTGCGTAAGGACGGACACAGGTACAAACTTCCAAATAATCGGAGATGATCCCACAGACGTATCGGATTGGTTACAAATGAGCTACCCAACGGCACCAGTTACAAGCGTTAATTCTGCATCGGGAGTAGTTGTTTTAGATGCTGATGATATAGCGGAAACAGCAACAAGGCTTTATTTAAACGCAACTACTCAGACATTAACGGGAAATAAAACGGTAGATGGCACACTAACAGCAACGGGATTAATTACAGCCGATTTAATTAAAGCAGCTCGACCAGTTGGCACAATATTAACATCCAGCGCAAATTTAGAATCAATTCCTGTAAATACTTTTTATGATGTTAATGCAAATGGCGGAGCTATTGTAATAACGGTAACGGACCAAGCAAACACAGATTTTGCAATTGGTTCGGAATGGGAATTTAGCCC